CTTTAGCATTTAGCATTTAGCATTTAGCATTTAGCATTTAGCAAAACGTCCGCTGCTATTATGGCAATGACCACTCTTATTACGTCTCTTTGATGTGTGTCTACGTTTCTTGTGACTGCGTTTTTTGTGAGTTTTATTAGAGTGTTTGTTATTGCGACTTCCTTTACGCATTAATACAAATTTTCCCTTTCTAGGTTTGTAACCTGCTCTTTCTAAACGTTTTTCTCTTTTAGCGGTAGCGTGCTTCTTTTTGGAAACAATTCGACCGTGTTTATTAAACATAAGATGAGCTCGAGTCAATCCACCACTGGTTTTGAATGCAGTGCGGTGCATTACCTGTGCTCTGGACCCTTCTAAAACTTCAAAAGATGAACCACCAATGTGATATTTACCGTCATTTCCTCTGTGATGTCTTTTAACCATTATATAAAACTGTGAGAAAAAAATATTAAACGAAAAATTTTATGCTAAAATATATGGCAAAATATAATAACACAACATCAGTATTATCAGTTTCTGCTAAAATGGGTATGATTAATAACTGTTCCGAAATTGCTAAGTTTATGAATAAAATCGGAATTGCCTCATCTATAATTGAAAACGATTCTATTGTTTGTAATTCTAAAAATCCAAATAATTGTCGTCTGGAAAAAGGTTGTGATATTCGATTAAACGGTCTTAAACCTGAACTAATTAAATCAAAAGTTTGGGAACCATTAAGACAAGAGTTTAAATTTATTTGTGCCCATTTAAATATACGCGGGCAATATAAGGGATGTATACACGATTTAAAAGATACTTGTAATTTACAAGAAAATTTAAATCGTTATAATAATGTATATGCTAATAAGAAAAGATGAGTTGGCACAAACACAAGAAGAAATAAAAGAATTAGAGAGATTGTGTCAGGAAGCTCGAGTAAGATATAGACACATTTTAAAACGAAGGCAACAGCAATCTTGGTGGGATTGGTTATTTGAAATTATAGGTTACTAATTTATTATAAAACTCTAAAATAATAATGGTAAATATCATACAAATTATACAATATATTATGTATGTGTTGATATAGTGTGGTTCGAAAGACATTTTTAAAATAATTAAAAATGTTTTTTAAATATTCAATTTAAAGTAAAATTCGTGAAAATAACCCACGTTTTTTTGTTTTTCTTTTCTTCTTTTTCTTTTTTTGCCTCTTACGCGTTTGTTTTTTATTTGTTTTCCATTTTGATTTTTTTGTTATTTCATTTGGAACATATCTTAAAAAATACCAATTCCATTCATCACTACCTCTATTATTTTTAAGTTTTGTAAACATCTCGGATTTATGGGCTCTACTCTTTTCTTTTGTATGCCTTTCTTCGCCATAACAATCCATACTAAATCTTTTTAATAATCCCTTTTGCTGCAATCTATTTTTTTCCTGAGTTTTATATAAATAATCACACATACACAAGATTCTTTTTGGGTCATAATAAGGCCGTTTTACATAATAAAATGCTAAATAAAAACTAAGCATAGTATCCAATGTTGCTATTCTTATCTTTTGTCCTTTGTAATGAACTATATTATAACTATGGCACGCCATTGGTTCATATAAAAATATAATTGTATCCTTATCTATAGTCACTTCATAATGAGGTGCTATAATTTCTCCTACACCTGGCTTCCTTTTGATTTTAATATTTTTTGCTCCAGCATCTTTTAAGTTTCTCTTGATAATTTCAGCAACTTCGGCGGGTCTATCAGATAATATATCAAAATCAGGAATTTTTGCTATCTGTTCACGACGCAATTTTGGCATTTTCTTTAAATAAAGACGGTTTGCATATGCTCCGAAAAATACACAACCCTGACGAATAACCGTATCTCTAACAATATCAAAAATTTCACCACTAGCCAATTTTTTAGAACCTGCCGCATAATTATCTCTTGAATCACTCTTAAACAACCGTTGGATATCTCGAACATTACAATTTTTAGATTTTAAGGGAAAATTTTTATTTAATAAAGTTAGGCGTTTTAAAACTTTTTCCCACCGACTAGCATCACCCTTAGGTCTTGATAATTCCAAATACATTAACATTCTTAAATAATCTGGAGGAGTATAAGAAATACCATTAATAACAATTGCATCTTTACTAATTCTTTTATAAAGTTCCGGTGCGCAAAATGTAATATCAGCAACAGGCATAAAGTTTACAAAAACTTTAAATGTGCCAGCGTGTGCACCAGATTTAGCTTCAACTTCTTCAAATCCTTCTTTATGATACATATCAGCTAAATAAATCGCGTCATTTAATGGGTCTGGGGAAAAAAAATCATAATCTGGTAGTTCAACGGATTTATCATAAAACTGATCTGATTCTGGTAATATATTATTTATAGCTGTTCCACCATAACATACGCGTTTTTTTAACTTCAAAAAATTTTCTACTATTTGAATAATTTCTTGAATTTGTGGGTTCTTTATGAGAGTCTTTCCTGTTTTTTTTTCTATTTTATCTACAGCTTGTCTTAGTATAGTTAATTCACATTCGTGAAACGTCATCTTTTTGTCACACTTCATATATTAATATATAATGTGAAAAAAAGATAATTAAATACTTGCCTTAAACATTGGCAATGATATACTTTTCTTTGCATACGAAACCTTTGGATTTTGTGGTTTTGGATTAGGTATTTTCGTAACGTGATAGCGTAGTGGACTGGGTTTCAATACAAAAGCAGTTCCATTTTCACTGAAAAAATTATTATAATATTCCATATTAGAATCTAACTTTGGATAATTCATACAAACAAATTGACAGCCATATTGTTGATGTAAGGCAGCCGGGACATTCTTATTTGTTGCACTTAGGTCAGGCATTGTAAGTGTCATATTTTTCTTATTAAATTCTTTTAATCCTTGTGTGTCGTGTGTGTATTGAATATCATAATTCCTTTTTGAATCTAAAAATGGTGTTCCTGTTGACATATTAACAAGGTCTTCTAATGGAGTATCTCTATAATTATTACTATCATTCGCTGCTATTATAACGACTTTACCCTTAAAATTTAGAAGAGGTAACTGAACTATATTTCCAAATCCACCCCGTCCTTCTCTTCCATATTTAGTAGGCAATAATTTACTGTTAAAATTTTTGGTAATTGATTTTGCCATACTTCTATAAATATTGGTATTATCACTTTTAACCCGAAAGTGTAGGAATAATGGATCATCGGCGTTGTTGCAAAATCCAGGTGAAAATGCAAAACTTTTTATCGTGTTCATTACAGCACTAAAGGGAATACTATTATATGTTCCTTTTAAATCATAATTGTTGTTAGGCGAAGCACCGATAACGGGTTTGCCGTCAATAGAATAAATTTCAAAATCTAATAAACGAGAACCAGCTTTAATAACTTCTTTTAATGGTTCTAAATCCACATAATCATTTTGAAAATTACCGCCACAGCAACTATTATAACTACTCGCAATATAGTAATCTCTTAAATTATGAGAGAATCTACCTTGATTTGATTGAATAGAACCAATTGTTGAACCTTCATTATATTCACTTTCCATTTTTGTAGCATTATTAGACAATTTATTAATTTGTGTTCTAATGTAATATGATATTCCCATTATAGTTAATATAATAAGACCTATTAGGAACCATTTTGTTATTGTAACCTTGCCGCCGAATTTTCTTACAAATGCTGTAGCAACAACAGCGCCTTTTTCTAATGCGGAATCTGTTTTTTTTATTGCACCACCTAAACCAGAATTTCCTGTTAATATATCTGTCATTTTATGTTTATGTGGTGCTACATTATTCAGTGTATTATTAGCATTTGGACCTGGCATAATATATATATATCATATATTAATATTTGATAATGACGCTAAATATAATATTTAACAAAAAAAAGTTTTAAAATAATCTTTTAATAATATATTAATGGTAGGTGGATTAATGAATTTATCAGCATACGGTTCTGAAAATATAATATTAACAGGTAATCCAACAAAAACAATGTTTAAGGCAGTTTATCATAAATATACTAATTTTGGTATGCAGAGATTTAGATTGGATTACGAAGGATTGCGAAACTTAAGTTTTACACAAGAATCTACTTTAAAATTTACAGTAAAAAGGTATGGTGATATGATCGGTGACACATATATTGTTATAAATCTTCCTGATATATGGAGTCCTTTTTTTACAGAAAATGACAAATTACCTGATAACACTGCTACTCCTTACGAGTTTAGATGGATAGAAAATCTAGGAGTTCAAATGATCAAAAATATTTCGATTAGTGCTGGTGGAAGTAAGTTGCAAGAATATACTGGCGAATATTTATATTGTATGGTTCAGAGAGATTATAACAATGGAAAAAAAGATTTATGGGATAAAATGATAGGTAATATACCTGAACTAAACGACCCTGCTAATGCAAATGGCAATGTTAATACTTATCCAAATGCTGCGGTAGAAACACCTCTCGTTGGTGCAATTCCCGAAGCACAACCATCCATTCGTTCAAGACAATTATATATTCCTATTGATGCGTGGTTTTGTGGCAGTAGCAAATTGGCTATGCCTTTAGTAGCTTTACAATATCAAGAAATTCATATTGAAATAACATTACGTCCCATATGTGATTTATATACAATTGCAGATATTCAAGCTAATCTCGCAGAAATGGTTGGTGGTGTTGGACCTAGAATAGCCCCAAATCCCAATAATATCAATCATCAACTGTGGAGATTTTTACAAACTCCACGAACGGAAGCAGCAGCAACAGCAGATTATATAAATAGAAAAACTGGCTGGAATGCCGATATACATCTTATGGCAAACTATTACTTTTTAGATAATCAAGAAAGAGACTTATTTGCTAGGTCAGAACATAAATATTTAATTAGAAATCCTTATTATCACGATTTTCTTAATGCCACAGGCTCTAAAGTAATAGATATTCCATCCCGTGATATGGTTTCAAATTATATGTGGAGATTCAGACGAAGTGATGCAAATTTGCGAAATGAATGGAGCAACTATTCTAATTGGCCATATAATAATGTTTTGCCATTGGGACTTGATACTTGGGTTCCATTAGGACCTACTGTTAATCCTCCGCCACAATTCCAATGGACACAAACAATAGATCCAAATAATGAAAATGAAAATATTAAAAATATACTAATAGACCTAGGCATTCTAATTGGTGGAAATTATAGAGAAGTAGTCTTACCAGAAGGAACATATAATTTAATGGAAAAATATATTCGCACAACTGGTAATGCTAAAGATGGTTTGTATTGTTATAATTTTTGCTTAGATAGTAATCAAAATGAATATCAGCCATCAGGTGCTATGAATATGAATAAATTTAAATATGTTCAGTTTGAATACAATACAATAGAACCACCAATTGACCCTAGCGCAAATGTAATAAATATATGTGATGCAAATAATAATATTATCGGGGTAAGAAAATCTACAACAGATTTATATGAATATAATTATGATTTGCGTATTTTTGAGGAAAGATACAATATGATTGTTATAACCAGTGGTAACATAGGTCTGATGTGGGCAAAATAATTTGATTTAATTTATAGTTTAAAACTAAATCAAATTAACGAAATAAATCCATAAGAGAGTTGTATGGTTTAGGTTTTTTACCGGGATTTACCGGTTTGTATTGGTCTGTATATGCTGTCCCAGCGTTATTTTGCGTATTATAAGAATATGATGGATAATTTCCACCTAATCTGTTATCATAAGTTGCCCCCAAACTCTTTTGAGGCATTGACTGATAACTAGGATTATAACTATTATTATCTAATCCTGTTGTTCTCCCACTAGCATATTGTTGAGGATTTGTATATTGTGGAATGTTTCCTACTAAATTTTTTGCCACGTGTTCAGACATTTTCATTTTAATAGAAATATCGATAGCAGCATCTTGTTCATCGCCTCCTGTTATATTTCTAGATATTGCATCATTAGCCTTAGAAACCGATTCACTTGATGTTGGGGCTAATGGTGAAGGTGCCATACCCGTATTAACTCCAGCCATAGTTTGTTGTGCATTTCCTCCTTGTATATTATTTAAACTATCTTGTGTTGGATAAACACCGCTTATATTTGCCACTGTAGTATTACTAGGATAAGCCGAACCGGGAATTATTTGTTGCGTTGCAAGGTTGCTGCTAGCTGCTTGAGAAGCAACTGAATCTTGTGGAACTCCTGAATCATTATTACCACCCCAGGTTCCTATAGAAGCGCCAGGAGAAATAGTAGGTTCATTTGTAGCAATTTGAGCGTCTGAATGCATTTGACTGGCTTGTGCTGCTGCATCAGCTACCTTTGCTTCATCAGTTGCTGCTGATGCTTGTGCTGCTAGTGACGTAGGTCTTGAATCAACTTGCATCCATTTATTGTCTTTACACAAAAAGTTTCCGGCTGAAGCGCCTGGAACGCCCTTAGGACAAAATTGTCCTTCAATATTACAATCCCAACCAGAACAACTAGTGGCATCGATTAGCATCGGGGTGTCTGCTACCGGCACTGGTGCTGCTTGTGTTGGTGCTGGTGGTGCTGCTTGTGCTGGTGCTGGTGCTGCTTGTGCTGGTGCTGGTGCTGCTTGTGCTGGTGCTGCTACTAGTGCTGCTGCTTGTGTTGGTGCTGCTTGTGCTGGTGCTGGTTTGCGATCATCAATCCACTTAGATGTTCCGCCAGAACCACATTGTCTATCTCTATCTTCTTTCGTTGAGTATGTATAACCACAGCCAGTATACACTGTAGCACCTCTGGCTAACTTATTAATAACATTAGAATCATCAATCCACTTAGATGTTCCACCAGAACCACATTGTCTATCTCTATCTTCTTTCGTTGAGTATGTATAACCGCAACCAGTATACACCGTAGCACCTCTTTCCAAACTTTTTAATTCAGTTATTGCTGGTGCTGCCGGTCCCAATATTATATCTGTCACTGCGTAAGAACCGCCCCGTCTTGCAGAGTTCCAAATATCAATTGTGAGTTCATCAATAGAGTTACACTTATTAGTATAGCGATTTTCGATAAAATTTCCATTAGAATCGACAGACGCCATCTTGAACCAACCTCCATCAGACCCGCCGAAAACATATATATTTTCACTTACTTTAAAAGGTATTTGGTTTTTCCATTTCCTTCCTTCGTTTGAAATGAACGTCCCTTTCTGTGGAACTTTTTGATTACCCGTCATTCCCTCAACACCATAATACATCTTGTATAATTTTAAGCCAAAATCACTTAAAAAATGTTTGGCTACGAAAAGCACTATAACTGCCAAAACAATATTAAACACGTTTTTTCCTATAGCTGACATATATATAATTATCCAATATTTTATTTGAAATGTAAAACACCCTAAATAATTAACCGTTTTAGCAAGATTTTTATCTAAATTTTAATATTCCAATAATGTATATTAAAATGGCAAAAAAGAAAGTTCAAGAAAAAGATAAACCAATGAATGAACGATGGAAGGATTATGGCATAGCATATTTAAAGTTTTTAATTCAGTTTATTATATGGGTATTAGTTGGTGGAATGGCATTATGGGCATTACAAAATAAAACTTCAGAAACATCATTGCCCTTTGATATGACAAAATTACCATATGAAAATTCAGGAAAAGTTTCGGCAAGTTCGCAAATAAACAGTTTTGCTGATATTCCTTTATTCAGTTATAAACCTCCCGTTGGATTTCCTTATAATTTTAAAGATCCTAATGAATCAACATGGGCAGAAGGTTTTGGAAACTGGTTTTCAAGAACCGAATCAGGTTCGTGGGGATTTGGACGTAAAATCTTATTTGAAATAGGAAGATTATTTTCTATAGGATTTTTAGTATTATCAAAAATTCCAAAAATACCAGGCATTTCTATGGATTATTATAATATAGCTGAATTAATAAGCATTTTCTTATTACCTATATTAGTTATTTTTGGTATTACTATCTTTCAACCAATTACAACAACTTTAACTACAATAGGTTCGTCATTTTACGATAACAGTTGGTTTTGGGGTATGGTCGGATTGTGCTTTCCTGTATGGATAATGAATTTTTTCAATATATTGTTACAAAATATTTATTTAGGTATTTTCTTGTTTTTGATGCCACTGACAAGTGGTGGATTTACAAAATTACGCAAGACTGTATTTAAAAATAAAATGATGTTTTTATGGATGATTCTAATTGGAGCTGTAGTTATATCAACCGGATATTTGCCAGCGCAAATAACTGTTGGAATGACTTTAGGCTTAATTATGCTTATGGTTTGGCATTACTTTTTTGGCCCTATTGCAAGTCAAGCTTTATCTAAAATTGTAAAATCAACTACATCGAATTCTAATAATAGTTCTAATTCTACATCAAATTCCAATAATAGTTCTAATTCTACATCAAATTCTAATAATGATTCTGGCAACGCTTCTAACTCTAATTCAGAAAAAATGCCTCTTCTAAAAAAGAGAAAGATGAAGATGAATAATGTTCCACCTGATGCCATAGGAAAAATATTTGAAAAGTTTAATTTAAATTAATAAAAAGGATTTAATAATTAAAATCTTTTTTATTTATGGGTAATAAAAGACAAAAAAAAAAGGTTTCATCCAACGGAAAGCCGTTTGTAAGCATTTGCACACCAACCTACAATAGAAGAAGTTTTATACCAGCTTTAATTAAATGTTATCAAAATCAAACCTATCCTCAGGAGTTAATGGAATGGATTGTTATAGATGACGGAGAAGATTGTGTTAAAGATTTATTTAAAAACATTAAAGGTGTAAAATATTTTAGATATGAAGAAAAATTAAAACTAGGAAAAAAAAGAAATTTATTGCACGAAAAGTCGAAAGGTGATATTCTAGTTTATATGGATGATGATGATTATTATCCTCCTGATAGGGTGAATCACGCAGTGAATAGATTAAGATCGAAACCTGATTGTTTGGCTGTAGGAAGTAGCGCTATTTATATTTATTTTAATGATTTAGATAAAATTTATCAGTTTGGTCCTTATGGAGAAACACACGCTACAGCAGGAACCTTTGCTTTTAAAAAAAAATTATTAAGTATGACAAGTTATCAAGATAACGCTGAAGGTGCTGAGGAAAAATATTTTTTGAAAAATTATACGATTCCTTTAATACAATTAAATCCAATGAAAACAATATTGGTTTTTGCTCATCAACATAATACATTTGATAAAAGAATTTTGTTAAAAGGTGGACCCAACCCTTATATAAGAGAAACAAAAATGAAACCTTCACAATTTATACAAGATAAATCTCTTTTAGAATTTTATCAAAAACAATAAAATATTACTAATATATATAATGCTAGCCAAACTTTTAAAACCTGTGCGCGAGCTTTTTAATACATTTAGAAAGCAAAATACTATTGTTAAAATTCTTTGTATTATAACTATTTTAATTGTTTCCAGAACTATTGTAGAGAGATTAACTTGGGGTTTATTTTCCGAAAAATATGTTGAAAACTTTGGAATCGGTCCTGAAACTGCATTTGCTGGAGCCGTTGGTGCTGAGATGGTTCTCTGTCATATGACTAATTGTGGACATTGTAAAAAAATGATGCCTGAATGGGATAAATTTTCAAAACAAGGAAAAATAAAGACAAGAAAAATAGAAGTTAGTCAGGATGAAGATTTTATGAGAAAACACGATGTTTCTTCTTTTCCAACTATTTTGCTCCTTGATAAAAGTGGTAAAAAACTTGGTGAATATCAAGGTGAAAGAGATGCTTCAAGTTTTGCAGAATATGCCGCAAAAGTTAAAAAATAATTATTCAATGTAATTGTAATTAGAATAGATGTTTAAATATTTGTAAATGCGATTAATATCTAATTTACTAATGTCATAGTTATCATCTTCAAATAAAGTATAAATCTCATCTATAGAATGAGTTTTTTTTAGATTCAAAAAGAAACAAAACATATCCTCTCTATCCATATTTAATTGTTCACACAATTTTTGAATAAATAGAATATTATTATACTCTGTTGAATATTTGGTCAATACTTTTGTAAAACGAACATCAGATGGATTAAAATTAAATTTTTTATCATTGAATTCTTGAAACAAAAAACTATTGTAAAATGATTTAATCATAGAACTCATTTCATTAAATATCCAAATTTGTTTCTGAAATGTAATTCGGTCAGTATAATCAGCAAAACAAATATTTTTTAAAACCTTTATATAAAAAGGGACTGCTTGTTTCTTGCCATATTTCTCCAATATATCAATAATATTTTCATGAAAAAGCAAAGCCACACTAGTTCTGTCAGTTTCATTCATAATATAAGAATGTTCCATAAGTGAAAATCGATTATTTAATAATTTTTTCGTTATTTGTTTTGTATCTTCATTATAATGTTTTGGTTGAAAGATGTTTTGTATAATTTTATTTTTCAATAAGCTCTGATGTGATTTATAAATTTGATAAGTAGATTCTAATTTTCTAATATCGCCTTGAATAAAATCAATTATTATGTCCATATCGGTATTATTAAGATTAGGCATAAGAATACTAGATATAGTTTTAATTTGAGAAGTTGTGGGAGTATTTAATCTTATTGTTTCACAAACCTTCATCATCTCTTTAATTTTTTTGTCAACGTGGAAATTACTAATGCAAATAATAGGAATCATAGTAATAGCTTCTTTTTTTTGTTTCTTTGTTTTTTTGGGACGAATCAACTTGATTAAACTATTAATGCCTCCTTTATCACCACTATTCATGCCATCTATTTCATCCATAACAATAGCAATTTTTTTGTATTCCATTTTTTTATTAAACATTGATAATATGTTTTTATCCGACATATTGTATTTGGTTAGGTCACCTATAACAGTTTTATTTCGAATATCCCCAGCATCATAATGAATTATATCATAGTTTAATTCACGTAAAATATCCTTTACAAAATATGTTTTTCCTGTTCCTGGTGCACCATATACATATACTCCTCGGCGAGTAGAGAGATTATTTTTATTTGCTTCAAAATATACTAAAAAATCTTTTAGTTTATCTACACATTCTCCTCTATCTAAAATATTATTAATGTTTAATTGCTCCATTTATTCTTTTTTGTTTTTATATTTTTAAATACTAATCTCTCTGTTTTGATAATATTTTTTATCCTTTGAGAACATTTGGAAGAGTTATTCAATCTGGAAAAATATCGTAACCATTCTATTCTGTTCCAAAATATTTTGTTATGATAATAGATCTTTTTCCGTTTTTTAATAAGAGAAAGATTAGAATTCAAATAAAATCCAAAAATAAAGCTAAAATCATTTCTTATTAAAAATCTACTGTATCTTTCGAATATAGTTGGTTTGATGTCACATAGACGTTTTTTATAATATTCAATCCAATATTGTTTTCTACACAATGCTAACGATTTTAAAGGTATGTAGTTAAAAATGTAATCTTCAATCTCGTTGGGTAATTTATCCATAAAGATATATATTTTGGATAAATTATTTAACAGATAGGTCTAACTATAGTTCCTTGTCCTGCAGGATTTTTAATTCTTTCAGTTCTGTTTGTGACCCCATCCCACGTAAGACCGTGTGATTTCGCCCAATCGCACCGAGCTTTTAAAGCTTCGCTGCTACAGGGTTGGTTGGCAGGACAACTCATATTACCAGTGCCGAAATTTGTCACACCTGGTGCAGCATTTCCTAAACCTTGGACATTTTTACAGCTTTGACTGGGTTGATTGTTGGTGCTGGCAACCGCTTCAAAATAATCAGGACAAGCCGGTGTTTCTGGTGGAAATGCTGCATCTCCTTTAGCTGAGTGAATTAAATAAGCAACTATACATAAAACAATAATTAAAGTCACTAAAGCAACTGTTAATACAATTCTTTGAAAGGACATTATATAAAATTATATATATTATTTTTTTTCGTTTATTAATATAATAATGAATGCAAATGCAAATGGTAGAGTTGATATTTTAGGAGATAAAGCACCAGATATATTTCAATTATATGACAGAGTCCCTGTTAATAATAAGATAACATCATACAGACAAGCGCTAACGGGAAATTGGGAAAATAATATGATTTCAAATACATTTTTTAGTGCAGATAATATCAAAATTATTCAAAATGGTATCAGAGCTGGTGTATATAAATTATCAAACCAACGATTTCTTATTGGACCACAAGATTTAGATACATTGAAAATTATTATGAGAAGTATTTTTCTTCAACATTCACTAAATGACCCTAAAAATATTACACAACAAATAGTAGGTTTAAATAAACTTGTAATGAATTATAGTGTTCCGCAAATAATTGGGGAAGCAGAGGGTTATGTTAAATTCAAAAATGATGTTAGCACAATGGCAACACCTATGGATAGACCAACTTCCACTTACTCATCCAATACACTTGAATTAAAACCGTGGTTCTAATTAACTTAAATTAAATATAATACTTAAATTAAATTTAATTTCTCAAATGGATTAAAAATAAAGAGCTCTTCCTATTAGATTTTCCAATGTATTGCAGATATTTATAATACTATTCATAATATGCAGACTAAAATCAGAAAACTTAATTTGTTTAGCAAAATCATTTTGGTATATAAATTTTTTATTAGCATCTGAAAATCTCTCTAATGTAATAAGAATTTCCTTTGTTAAAGTCTGGCAATTATTTCTACAAATAGACCAATTAAAAAATATATCATTTCCTATTCGTTTTTTAGTTTTATCAAGAAGTTTATTTAAAGTATAACGTTTTTTAATTGAAATTTTTTTCATATCTTGTTTGCTAGATATTCTAAAATCTAAAGCTAGTTTCAAGCAATTATTTTTTTCTATTAGAATCTTTTTTCGAGTCTTATCTGGTAATTCTACCTCAGCTATGATAGAAGTATGTTGTGGAAAAAAAACACTATTATTTGTTGTTGCAATATATTTCTTCATTTCTCTCTCAAACTTATAAAAAGTAATTAAATTCAATAATACTTTCGCGAATTTTGTTATAGGTTGTCTTACTAAATATATACGCTTGATGTTATAGTCTCCATATGTATTTAATATTTCTGAACAATCATTATTATATTCATTAAAATAGTAGTAATCTTTGTCTATGCTCATTTTCAACCATTTGTAAATATAATAACTACTTGTTATCCAAATAAAAAATCCTAATATAAAAATACAAATTAAACATATCAATATTAATTTCCAGTATTTTAACTTAATATTGATATTAATACCAAAAAGATTCATGTAATATAAAATGAAAAAATTTATTCTATATTAAACGTTAAATACAGCAATTATTGCTTAACATTATTATTGATTTTAATCTTTTGTTTCTTCTTTTTCTTAATTTTTATACCCTCGATACGTTCAATACGAGCTTTAATATAAATTGTATATTGCTTCTCGAACGCCTTTATTTCCTTCAACCACATTTGTTCAACCGTTGTAGATTGCAATAGCGTATATTCAGATTGAATTTCCAACAACCTATCTTCCAACTTCTTCATATTTTCTTCTTCCACCTCTTCAATACGCATCCCTCTAAGATATTTATAATCCTCATCTTCGTCAATTACATCATAACTTCTAGACTGTAACAAATCAATTACCATCTGTTTCTTTTTTCTCCTTAGGTCAATAACATTATCGCATTGTTCCTTAATAAATCGCACCTTATTTGTCAATACTTTGATTAGACGCTCAAGTTGTTTCAACTGATATGCTTTTCTATCTTGATACAGCTTGTATCTCACAGGAAAATATTCATCAATAATTTCTTGAATCGTATTAAACTTTTTCAAGCGTTGGTCAGATGTGAACATATGCATATTTGTTGTAGTAATGGTTGTATATAATTTCAACTTTTTCTCCAACATTGAGCAACCATATTCGGTGAGTTTGTTTCTAAGAGAATTAATTTTCCCGTCAGGTAAAGT